TATTAATACAGCCGCGCCTGTAGTAACTGGTGCTAAAACTGGATCTGTGGGCGTTGTATCTAATCCAACGATTTCTAATATTGCATTTATTAATGGTGCAACTGCAGCAGCTAACTTCTGGTCTGGAGTTGCTGCTGGAACGTTTCCGACGGGATGGAAGTGGGAAAGAGGCACAGTAACACACGCTCCTACCGTAACCAAAGGTACAGGTCCAGTTATGAGAGTTACAATAACTGGAGGCACATCGTCACGTGTGGCTATGGTTGATTTTATGGGCCTTTCTGTTGACTATACACCTTCTGGTACAGCGTATACTGAGTCTGCAACTGTAAGCTCTTCATCAAGTGTTAGTTCAGTCGAAACTGCACAAAATGTTGAGTCTGCCACTATTACAGGAAAAACTACACCATCTTCTACTGATCTAACAGCTACATTAGATGCAACTATGATTAATGGATCAAGTAGTGTAGCTAGTGCAGAACTTCACACAATATCAGATAGTTCAACTATAACTGGTTTAAGCACGCCATCGTCAAGTGATGTAACAGCATACATAGAAACAGGAACGCTAATTAATATAACTACACCAAGTTCAACTGAGTTACATGAAATACCTGACTCAAGTACAATAAATTCAACAACGATGACTAGCGCAATAGATGTTGCAGCTTTTGTCGAATCATCTACAATTAGTAACATAACGAGTTTAAGTAGTACAGACCTTCGAGAGGCTTCACCTGACGCAGCAACTTTAAGTAGTGTAACTACAGCAACCGCAACAGAGGTAACAGCTTATGTCGAATCAACTACAACGTCAAATACGACGAGTGTATCGGCAACAGAGTTACACGGAATCCCAGATTCAGCTACAATTGATGGTACTACTTCTATTTCATCGACAGATTTCGCGGCTGATATTGAATCAGGAACTTTTGTATCGCTATCTAATCCATCTGGAACGGAATTTGCCCAATATTCAGACGATAGTGTACTTGCCACAGGAACCTCAATAACTAGCACAGAGGCCGCAGCGTACACTGACTCCGATGCAGCGTCCAGTATAACAACTCCAATATCTACTGAATTCCACGGAACTTCTGACAGTTCGACCGTTAGTGGCAATACTATTCTCGATACTACTACCCAAGATACTGCACAATTTGTTGAATCCAGTACGCTCAGTAATGTAACGAGCCTGTCAGCTACAGAGTTACTAAGTGGAATTGACTCTGACACACCTACAAATATGACAAGTCTGACTAGCGCAGATGTAGCCGCATATAGAGAGGTCAGCACTATACCAGGCATTACGTCAGTTATCTCATCTGAGCAGATAACTACACCCGGACAGGATGCATCTACTGGCTCTACGACTACAATAGTGTCGTCGCTAGAATTTGCAGCCTATGTGGACGCAGCTGCTGTGCAAGGAAGCACACAAATAACCGCCCAGGAGGTTCATGGTGTTAGTTATACCGATAACGATACTCCTAGTAGTGCTACTGTGGTGGCTACTTCCGATCTCGCTGCCTTTATTGATAGCTCTAGTTGTAGTATTACTACTAATATTAATAGTAGCGAGAGGGTGGATTTTGTAGATGCCAGTACAACAACAGGTACAACTTCAACTACAAGTGGAGAGTTCAATAGCTCAACGTACACTGACGCTGATTCACCAACGGTTGCAACAACTACCAACTACACGGAAGTAGCACAATATGTCGAAGCGCAGCAAACCATCGCGGGCACAACTACTGCATTTAGCACAGAAGTCGCAGCGTATTCTGATTTCTCAAGTGCCGGAAGTATTACTAGCCTATCAGCGACGGAAAGCAAGACGTCGGGAAACACGGACCTAGCTACTGTAACGGGTATTACGTATGTTAATCCAATTGAGTACTTCGATGTCAAAGTTATCAGTCTTGTATGTGAAGGTTTTAGACGAAAATGGTATGTTAGTAAGCTTGAACAGAGATTTGAATTGGTATTATGAGTAACAGAGCAAGATTTATTGCAACCGAGCTAGAGCGCAGGTATGGTGCAGAAACAGTCGCTCGCTGGCTTGCAGCATTTACAGTATTTGAAATGGAAGGTGGTAATGTGGCAGATGATATTGACAGATTAGCAGACCTACTTGATGTACTACTCAGCAACCCACAAGTAGGCGATACATTACAATTTGACGGTACAAAGTGGATTAATAAAGCTGAATTTGAATCTACTAGCCTTATACTTCAAGCTACATCAGTTGATGTCAGTTTATTAGGTAATCAAGCCCACTGTAAATGGGATTACGCTGCTGACAATTTTTGGGATTTTAATACTCTTTCTGCATTACCATCTGGGATTGGTTTAAACGTAGCATTCGATGGCTCTAGTTCAGTTATATCAATAATTGAAGATGGAACATGGACATTTTCTTTTCGGATACAAAGATTATCCGGTGCATCTAAAATAATACTACTAGATGGACTTGGATTTTTTAATCAAATAGATTTACAACTTGACGAAAATCTTAATGTCTGGTCTGGTACAATGAAATTACCTAGTGGATCATCTATAGATCCTTTTGTAGAAAATATTAGCGGTGATGAGCCCGGAGCCGCTGTTAGGATTTTGACATCAATAGTGAGATTAGGATAATATGCAAACATTAATCAAAGGCACAAAGGAAGTTCTATTCTTAACACTTACAGATCGGTTAGGAACTATTACTGATCTTACAGGTGTTAATGTAGAGCAGCAGCTTACAACAGAAGACGAAAAAGTTGTAAAACAAGCCTGGACCACTGTGCTAGAAACTGCAGGTATGGACGTTCATGCTTTAATAGATACAACTGGTTGGGATGAAGGCACATACAAGCTTTATATTCGTGTAAATATACCACCCGAGTTACCTATCCTTGGGCCATTTTTGTTTGGTGTGTCTTAATGGACGAGATAGATTTAGGTAACGGTTATACAGCAGAGTGGTGTGGTTGGCATCCCGATAGAAAATTAAACCCACAGTATGAAAATCTGCCTGATGTAGAAAAACTCGTCTTGCTTATTAGTTGTCCTCACGGCAATAAAGGTGCTTGTCACGTCAAACAGAAAAAACACCAAGCTGAATATGAAGAACTTTTCAAGAATTCAGCTAATTGGTGGGATTTAGTTTCAGAAGATCCACTAGAGATAAGTCCATCAGTACAGTTCTTAACCCCAAAATGCTGTCATGGATTCATAAGACAAGGTAAGTGGGTAAACGCATAATGGCAAGATTTGAACCTAATATATCGCGTGAGGCATTGTTTGAGAGACTCAGCTATGAGCCTCATGGGGATGAACAGTGGGCTATTCATCGTAGTGAGGCTAGATACCGTGTCCCTTGTTGTGGTCGTAGATGGGGTAAGTCTACTTGGGCAGGACACGAAGGTACATACAAGATGTTTGTGCCTGACTCAGTTAACTGGATAGTTGGCCCTGACTATGGACTTGGTGAAAAAGAGTTTAGGATTATCTACAGAGACTTCCAGAAGTTAGGTTTGCTGAAATACTGCAACAAGTCATATAACGTCAAGCAAGGTAACATGAGGATTCACTTCAAAGAACTGAATTCTCTACTTGAAGTGAAGTCGGCAGAACGTCCTGACTCACTCGTTGGTGAAGGTCTTGACCACGTTATTATGTCTGAGGCAGCAAAACACAAGATGAGCACATGGCAGATGTACATTCAGCCTGCTCTAACTGATAAGCGTGGTTCAGCAGACTTCCCAAGTACGCCAGAGGGATTTAACTGGTATCAGGGTCTATACGAATTGGGGCAACATCTAGACTTTCCTGAGTATGCATCATGGAGACTTCCATCATGGACAAACGCTGTAAGCTTCCCGACTGGATGGAATCCACAGTGTCCTAATATCATAGAAGGTCGGCATCATAACAATAGATCGATTACGTGTGATTGTGATCCAGAAATTACTCAGATATTTAACACAGTTAGCGATATGTATTTCTGGCAGGAGTACGGAGCAGAATTTACTGCCTACGAAGGCTTAATCTACCCTGAGTTTAAAGAGGATATTCATGTTAAAGAGTTCGACTACAATCCCACGTGGAGGAATTGGTGGGGTCTTGACTTCGGATATGCAGACCCGTTTGTTTGCCTCGACATTATGTTGGATCAAAGCGATAGGGTATATGTGTGGCGCGAATACGTGGTCAGCTACAAGAGTACCTACGAACATGGTCTGTTACTAAAACAGCGTGATAATCCAGAGGGATTCCATGTTGACGCTATTGCTGCTGATCCTCGTGGTGCCGACGAAATTGCTACACTTGCTTATATCATTGGTGCAATTTCTGCTAATCCTGTTGGTGTTACTTTGGGTTATGAAGCTATTAAGCGTGCTCTTAAGTTACGTGATGATGGTACTCCTGGGTTAATTATTCACTCTCGTTGTACTGAAACAATTCGTGGCTTAAAGATGCTTAGAGCCAAAGAAGGTGCCCGCGCAGGTTATGAACTTACTCGCGGTCAGCAAGATCATACGCCTGATGCACTAAGATATTTCTTCAATGAATACTTTGTGGCCGGTGGAAACCTCGGACTGACCTCGGTGTATAATGGCTACAGTGGAAGTGAGGCAGCTGGGTTTTTCCGCAAAGAAGCTGAGAGTTCAATTACTCTCAATAGCAACTTTAGCTAATGCCTCTCATCCCACGCAGACTAAAGCCTAAGAAGCAAGATAGCACACCGACCCGTCAAGTCACGGGAACGAGTTATGCTGCTTCTGGCGCTCCGAACATAAAGCCGCCTGATCTTACTGAGATAGGTAGCTCTATTGCTTCGCCTTTAGTTGATCCAATTCCAGACGTAGGTAATCCATCTCAAGCGAGGATTACCTACACTAAGATGGCTAGAGACGATGCCACTGTGCGAATGGCATTACGCGCAGGAAAGGCACCAGTTTTAGGAGCGGAGTGGTTTGTAGAACCTTATAGCGATGATCCTCTTGATCTCTCAATAAGAGAGTTTGTCGAATTTAACCTATTCTACGGCATGACCGTATCATGGGTTAAAGTTCTCGAACAGGTACTCACAATGTACGAGAACGGTAAATCGGTCTTTGAGCCTGTGTGGGAGAATCGCGAGTGGGCACCCCGTAAGACTAATGCAGGTGCTAATCGCAGAGTCTACACTATGCTCCGTAAGTTATCCTTTAGGCCAGCTAGCACAATAGGTCAGGTAACTTACGATAATAACGGTGGGCCTGTGAGTATTAGGCATGTTGCCGTTGATAGTAAGGGTACGAGCAAAGAAGTTGATCTTCCTATCGAGAAGCTTGTAGTATTCACATTCGATCAGCAGGGTGGCGGCTTAGAAGGTATGCCTATCCTGCGATCTGCATATAAGCATTGGTACTACAAGAACATTCTCTACAAGATTGACGCTATCCAGAAAGAGCGTCACGGTATTGGCGTGCCTGACATTGAAATAGGCCCAGGTGCCTCTCCTGCGGATATTGCAGCAGCACACCAATTAGGTGCAAATTTGCATGCTAACGAAAAGTCTTATGTAGCTCATCCTCCCACAATTAAGGTTGGATTCCTCAAGTTAGAGGGTCAGCCTGTTGACGTACTTAAGTCAATTGAGCATCACGACGATCAGATAATGAAGTCTGTGATGGTTCAGTTCTTAAACTTAGGTATGGGAACAGGTGGTGGTGGCGGTAGAGCTACAGGCGCAACTGGCATGGATATGTTTATGAAGGCCATGCGCCACATATCTGATAGTATTTGCGATGCTATCAATATGTATCTTATCCCTAACATGGTAGCTTACAACTTCCCGACGGATAACTTCCCGAAACTCAGTACAAGAGGGGTTGGAGAAGTTAAGGATATGCAGATGTGGAGTGCGGCTATCCGTAATCTTCTTGATGCAGACGCTATATCCCTTGATGAAGATACCGAACAATGGATTCGTCAGCAGATCGACGCACCTAGACTTACTACTCCGTGGACGCCACCGTCTGAAAGACCTGAAAAGGTGCAAGAACTTATTCAGACTAGCGGTAGTAAGAACGGAAATGGTAATAGTAGTGGTAGTGGCAACACATCTAAAAACGGTGGAGCAGGTAATGTCCCCAAAAGCCCTAGCTCGGGCGCAGTTTAGCCTAAAAGAAGTTGATACTCAATTAACCGTACTATCAAATTTGCTCAAGTATGGGCAAAACGGTAATAGAACACGAATTTTTGCAGATGCAGACAAATGGTTAGATAGGCGGAATATATTATGCCCATTACAGGACCAACAGGAAACACCAAGCAGTTAAGTAAGGGTGATGGTCTTTACGAGGTACAGTATCAGCCTCGTAAAGCCCCTGATCCTTCTAAACCGTGGTGTATAACTAACCTGAAAACAGGCGATATTGCAGGTCGTTGGCATATGACGAAATCACAGGCACAGGGTCAACTTAAAGCCATGTATGCCAATATGGGTGATAAGGCGGTCTATAGTGGATGAGCATCTTAGATCAATATTAAGATCAGCCAAAGAGTTTTCCGATTGGACTGGTCCTAATAAGAATCAGAAGTGGGTACAACTTTATCCGTATGATACGTGGTCACACCCTCTTTGGTCTGATACTACCATTGATCCTGCTGCTGCACAGAAACTTGTTAAGAACTTCGATGATCGTGTGATGGGTAGAGACTTAATTGTTGAGTATGATCATGGTATGGATAAGTCTAAAGGTGGTAAAGCTGCCGGTAAGGTTCTTAAGTATGCAGCTGCTCAGAAGGGTGAAAATCTCGATGAGTATACTACTGCCCCTTCCGACGGTGTGTGGGGATTAGTCGAGTTCAACGATATAGCTAAAGTCGAGATTGATAACGGCGAGTGGAATTGGATGAGTAACTCCCATTATGATACTTGGACTCATCCTCAGACTAAGCAAACTTACGAGTTTGTTCCTGAAAATCCTTCTTTAACTAATAGGCCATACGTTCGTGATATGATGCCTTTGAACTTCTCTGAGATTGTAATTGAGGGACTCGAAAAGGAGCATAGCGTATGGAGTACGGCTTATGTGAATAACCTTCCTGATAGTTCTTTCCTGTGGATTGAACAAGGTGGAAAGAAGGATCAGGACGGTAAAACTGTTCCTCGTAGTTTACGGCATTTGCCATACAAGGATGCTAACGGTAAAGTTGATCTTCCGCATCTTAGGAACGCAATTGCTCGTATCCCTCAGATGACGGGTGGAAACAAGACTTCGCTACAAGCTAAAGCACGGGCTATCCTTGCTAAGTCACATAGCGATGCTCTTATCGAGGAAGATGATCTCACAGATATTGTTGATCGTATTGACCGTATACCTGTTAACGATGAAAACGATAACAAAGGTGGTGAAGAAGTGACTGAGGCAGAACTTCGTGCTCTGTTAGGTATCGGCGACGACGTTGATATTAATACTCACGTTAGCACGCTGGTTAAGGAGCATAAGGAATTCTCAGAAGAGATCGGCCCGCTCCGTGAGCTTAAGAAGGAGCATAGTCAGGCAAAGCAGTTTAGTGATATGTTCCCCGATCAGGCTAAAGAGCTTGAAGAGGCTCGCGTCTATCGTCAGGAGCGTCAGGCTAAGGAGTTTAGTGAGAAGTACGCTAGTATGCGTATCACTAAGACGACTGGCGAAGGTGATAATAAGAAGGAAGAGCCTACTACTCTTGGTTTCTCTGCTCTTGTTGTGAATGAGATTCAGAGTATGGCTAAGGAGTTCTCTGAGCACAAGGCTACTCCTGAGCAGTTTACGAAGGTTCTCGACACTATTCTCGCTAATGGAATTGTAGACTTCGGTACTCATGGTTCTTCTAATGGCGTAATTGAGAAGGAAGAGCTTAATCTCGATAGTGCGACTCCCCAGCAGGTTCGCAAGGCATTCTCTGATCGTGTTACTAAGATTCTCGACGATGACTTCAATGGTGATATGAGCAAGTACGAGGCTGCATATGCTGTTGCAGCTACTAAGTATCCCGAGATGTTCGAGGCGTATAAGACTGGTAAGCCGGTAGTTTCGGCGGCTAAGTAGTTATGACGGTACCCGAGGATTTTGCTAACCCAGGTGAAGGACCCGATTACCGTATAGGTAGTGATGGTCTTTCGCAGGCTAATGGATGGAGAATAGACACTCCACCATTTGCGGAGGATGGATCTGTGCCAGATCGTAGATTAACTATGGCATCAGAGATATTCCCTAACATTCCTGCTACTGGCGGCGGAATCCTTGTTACTGCTCGCAGATCATCTACACTTGATCTTCCAATAGGCTAATACGAAGGTGGTGAGAAGTGCCTACTACGTTTAACCCGGATCAGGCTAAAGGTAAGAACGCTGGCAGCGCAATTACGCGTCGTCGGTTCGTAAAGCTTGATCCTAATGCCACTGACGGTGAAACTGTTGTTCAGTGTAACGTCGCTGGTGAAATGGCTTATGGTGTTGCAATGTTTAGTGTATCTCTTGCTGAGATTACTCGTGGTAAGGGTGCTAGTGTTATTCTTGATGGTCGTGCTATTGTTGAGGCATCGGCTGCATTAGCTGTAGGTACTCCGGTATCTACTACTAATGACGGTCGTGCGAAAGCTGCTGCTTCCGGTGAATATATTCTCGGTACTATTGATGAGCCTGCTAGTGGTGCTGGTAATGATTGCACCGTCGCCATGTGGCAGGGAGGGGCGAAGGCATAATGTATGATCCTCGTGGTCTATATGTCGATCCTATCTTAACTAACTTCTCGGTTGGTTGGCAGGATCAGACGTTATACTGGAATCGTCTCGCTCCTGAGACTCCTGTTGATACACCTAGCGGTAGGTATCGCGTATTCGATAGGTCGAATCGTTTAATCTATCGTTCGCGCCGTGAGCCTGGTACGTCTGCTAACCGTATTCAGGGTCGTAAGTGGAGTGAAGATGAGTTCGGCACGAAAGAGCATTCTCTCGCTGCTGAGATTTACGATGAAGAGCGTCGTGTCTTACAGTCTCAGGGTGGACTTGCTAATGCTACCTTTGGTGGCGACTTGCAGATTGATCCTGAGCGTGATGCAACCGACGATGTTATGACTTCTCTTACTCTCGAGGCTGAGCTTAAGGTTGCTACTACATACCGTGATCTTACTCAGTATCCTTCTAATCACGTTCTCACGTTAACTGGTGGCGGAACTGGTACACGTTGGGATAACTACGCAGTTGCTACTGCTGGTGATCCTACTACTGCATACTCTGATCCTGTCGCTAACT